GTTTTAGAACTTACAGATCCGACAACTGTGCCGCCATAAGCAACTATATCTGCTTTTAATTCATCACGATTTTTATAATGATTAACTGAACCAGTTACAACGAATGTCTTACCATCTAATATATTTGAAGTTTCGTTTGATACAGATTTAGATTTTTCAAAAGTAAATTCTTTCGATAATTCGTATACCCATAATGAATTTTCATACCACCATTTTGCCATTGAATTCATCGTAACAACACCAAATCCATCAATGGTTAATAACTTTTCTGGTGAGGATTTTATTAAACCAATAAGATTATCAAAATTATCTTCGCATAACTTACTAATATCTTTGCTTGCTGATTTTCCAATCAACGGAATAGATAAGCTATAGACAAATCTTTCTAAAGATGTGTTGCGAGATTTATTTATAGACAATAAAAGTTTTTCAACTGACTTCTTACCAAAACCTTCAATGGATTTCATCTCATTTTCGTGGTCTGATAAGTAATAAATATCCTTAATGGAATTCAACCATCCAAGATTAATGAATTTTTCTATTGTAGATTCTGAAAGATTTTCAATATCCAATGCATTTCGACTTGTCGCATGAATCAGTCTACCAAAAAGCTTACCTTTACAGCCTGGATTTTCGCACATAAGAACTTCTGAATCATTTTCTTTAATAATTCTTGTAGGCTGACCGCAAATAGGACATTTGCTAGGAATATTAAAATTACCACTCTTGTCAATACTGTCATGCACTTTAGGAATAACCATATTAGAACGGTAGACTCTAATTCTATCTCCTATTCCAAGCATCATGTCCTTAATATATGTAATATTGTGAAGCGTTGCTCTTGTTGTAATCGCTCCATTTAAGTCAACTGGCTCGAAAATCGCCACAGGATTAATTAAACCTGTCTTTGAAGTATTCCATTCAATATCTGTAAGCACAGTTTCAAATAATTCATCTTCATATTTATATGCCATTGAATGTCGGAAAAATTTATCCGTTCTTCCCATAGATTCTGCAATTTTATAATCATTAACAGCCATAACAGCTCCATCATAAGGGATATTATGTGAATTTGCTGATTCTCTTATTTGATTTAATAAGATTGTTAGCTCTTCTTTTTGATTAATTCTAGGTGATTTCAGTATCGGTATAATATCAAATCCAATATCTTTAGCTTTGAATAAATCTTCACTAGGCGTTTTATGTTCAAAACCTTTAATAACTCTCCAAGCAACAAATCTCATATTTCTGTTTGCAGCTTCTTTGCTATCAAGTAACTGCAATGAACCAGACACAAGATTCCTTGGATGTTTATATTTCTTATCTTCTGGAAGTTTATCATTAATCTCTCTGAAGGTATCCCATCCGATAATTGTTTCGCCATCAATAATAAGTTCATCCTTATATGGGATTTCCTTTGGTACGTTCTTCATTGTTAATACCTTCTGAAGGCATTCAGTACCTCTCACTCCATCGCCCCTAGTTTCTGCACCGATTAACTTACCATTAATATAATGAAGAGATGTGGTTAAGCCATCAGCTTTAACAGATAAGAAACAATCCTTATTCCCAATAAATTCGATTAACTCATCTACTGATTTTGTTTTATCAAGTGAAAGCATTGGATGGTTATGCTCTACTTCTTTTAATTCGTCTGCAACTGAATAACCAACATTATGAGTAGGACTATCTGCTAATACAATTTCCGTAGTATACTCAAGTGTCGCTAACTCATCGTATAGTTTATCCCATTCGTAATCTGACATAATTGGAGACTGATTATAGTACGCATTAGATGCATTATTAAGTGTATTAATAAGCTCTTTCATTCGTTCAATTTTTTTCACGTTGTTATTACTTCCTCTCCACAATATTCTTTTAAATATGTAAGCATTTCTGACTCTTCTGGAAAGAAAATGTCTACTTTCTTTTCAAAAGCCAACCATCCGAAAAAATTACTACATAACTGACCAAAACGCCAATCAGGAAATGACTTCTTCCATATCTCTCCAAATTCAGACAAAAATGGATTAATTCTATCTTTGTTTCTCATATATGTATTCTCCTTGTTTTATTTAATTATTTCAAATTTATTATCAAAATCATATGGAGAAAATTCATTATTACAAAAATTGAATCTAAGCCCATTTTGTGTTGGATAAACATCAAATTTGTCACCTAAATGTATATAGGCAATAACATTAGTAATGTCGTCTACAACAATCCCTATCTCCTCTTTCGCAATAATTTTCATTTATGTTTCCTCCTTTGAAATGAACATTTCTAATTAAAATTTATTTATTAATAAGCATTGACCACCAATAAATTTGATATCATTCCAATCGTATTTTTGTGCCTTTTCTTCAAACCATTCTCGTACTGTATTATTTATTTTACTAACTTGATCATGATAATGTTTAGAATCATCGTTATATATTTTAATGACTTCTTTATGATCAAGTAAAATACATGGATTATTTGGTGTTCTATCATTTGCATCTGGAAAATTATCCATTTAATTAATCTCCTCCTTTTTATGTCTTCTGCCACATGACTTAGTTTCAATGCAATAACCTACTTCGTCACATTTTGCATGAAATAAATTGTCTACAATCCACTTCCACTCATCTGAATATTCTCTTAATACATTGCAAATATCATTGAACAATTCACGATATTCCCAATATGCTCTGTTACACATCCTCTGTCTGCTCATGTCAACAAGATTTCTAAGATTTCGCTTATCTACCATCTTTGAAGAGTATGCTAGTGGAAGTAACATAGTTGCATCTTCAACAGGAATATTATGCTTGTTGATAAGATATCGAATTTTTGAATTGATATATAACATCATTGCTGACCATTCAAATGACACATCTTCATTTTTTTCAATGCTATGTGGAGTTGTATAAGAAAATCCATCACCTTTAGAATAATCAATATACCTCGTACTTGCTTGCAAACGTGATGGTGAGCCGCCAATATGTGTGTAATATTCTCTTAAAACTTTTGCTGAATATCCATCAATAACCATTTCAACGTTTACATACTCCATGACTCGCCCATGTCCTGATTTAATACAATCAAGACCACGTTTATAGTTCTTTTCATCATCTGTTATATTAGCGTTCCAACAACATCCTGCTCTTGCTCCCATTAATGTAATAGGATTCTTTGTTGTTTCTGGTAAAATTATAATTGTTCCCATTTAATCCTCCTTAAAATTCCATACATAATCAACAAATTTGTCCCAATTCATATGTAACTGATCATATACATCAATCTTCATTTCTTTTGCATTGCCAACCCAAGGAGCAATGATGACTTCATGTTCGCACCTATTCCAAAAGTAATAACGCATAATGCTATCTAATTTTTTAGCAAACTCTTCCTTGGTTTTGTATTTCTTATACATCTCATCAAGTTCTTTTCTAAATGTACCATGTTCAAAAATATTCCACTTTATGATTTTTTTCGCATTAAAATCATGCCAATATACATACCATTCTATAAGAATCACCACCTAATTATTTATTCTCTTTTTTCTTATGAGATAATGAGCGAATTGCTCTAAGAATTTTTAATCCATTTTTGAAAATTTTCTATACAATTATCACATAAATCATATTTTCTTGAATATCCTCTGTTATCAGAAATCAAGCCTACACCAATAAATGTTTCAGTTGTTTTAATACGCTTAATTATTGATGTTATTTGATTTGTTTTGTATATTTGACCACATCTATCACACTGTTTTATATTCATATTTGCACATCCTAGCATTTTACGAATTCGATGAAACAGAAGATTCTTGTTATTTGTTCTCTAATTCTTCAATCTTCTCTTCCAAGGTTTCTACCTTATTTTCCAATGTGTCAATTTCATCCTCTAAAGATATAATCTTTTCTTCCTTATTATTTAAATCAAAAGCAAGATCTTCATATTCATCATCTGAATGTTCGGGAATTAAGTTATCCATTTCATCTGCTAGATCGCTGTTATAATATTCTCTAATGATATTGGAAACATCTTGTAAATTTCGTATTTTTTCCCAATTTTCTCCTATAAGTATCATTTTCTTCACCTCCCATGAAAGAACGGTTTCAAAGGATTTTTCGACCTCGGAAACCCTTATAAATCAAGGCTTCCGAGACTTCAAAATCTTATCTTATTCTCAAACTCTCTCCCTGTGGCTCTAAATGACACCATTCACAGTTAAGTGAACCATCCTGACCTTCAAGACCCTTCTCTTTTAAATATTCTCTTAACTTATCTCCATTTACTGCGTCAGGCTGCTTAATTCTATATTCTTCTGGAATATTTTCTACATCAACATCAATAGTAAGTTTTCTCTTTCCACCATTCTTTTGAATATTGAATGAGAATAAATCTGTTGTAAATTTCTTCTTTCCTGTCGCTCTCATACACATCTCAAGATTCTGCTTTAACCACTTGATTCTGTTCTCATATGTCTTTTTACGAGCAGATAATCTATCATTCTCTTTCTGAATACCATCTACGTCAGCCTCAAGTGCTTTAATAATTTTTGCATATCCATCAGCTTTATCTTCGATCTCATATTCAACTGACTCTAATGTGTCCATAATTACCTGTTCATCTACTTCTTCGTCCTCCAACATATCTAAAAGCTGAAGGAATTCTCCTGTAAGTTCATAAATACTACTCATACAATTATTCTCCTTTTTCGTTTTCTTTTAATCTATAAGCGTTTTCAAGTAACATATCTTTTAAAAATGTCTGCTTTGTTTTTACTTCTTTCGTCTGAATAGCCTTTGTAATAGCATAATTATTACCAACTAATACACAATACTTCTTTGCTCTTGTAATAGCTGTATAAAGTAATTCTGAGTTATTCATTATGTAACTTCCTGTGTCCATACCAACAATCGTTGATGTAAAACCAGATCCTTGCATCTTATGAACTGTACAAGCATAAGCAAGTTCAAGATTCTTAGAATCACCCTTACTGAATAACACTTCACCAATTCCAACAAAATCAATTGTGCAATATCCATTGTCCTCAATTTCTTTTACAATTCCTATATTTCCATTGAAAACAGGTGTAACATCTCCATCAGTATTAGTACACTTGTAATTATTTTTCGTGTTCAATACCTTATCTCCAACTCTAATCATGTATTTCTTAGCTTCATCGTTCTTTTTTTCTAAGAAAATTTCAATCTCATTACCATCATTGAATTTTGGATTGTAAAGACTTTGGATTTTAGTGTTAAGATTATAACAAGACAATTCCCCTTTTAACCTCATAGGAACACATACTTGAACTTCCATAATGTCGTTGAATTTTTCCATCTCTGTTTGGAAATGTCGAATAATACAATCTGCCATAGATTCCTTTGAATTGGAAATATCCAACTCCATATCTTTTAACTCACCAAGAATAGCACTTCCTTCAAATTTATTATCAAAAATTTGTTCCTGATTTGCCACTTTAATTGATGTTGGAATAATACCACTCATAAGAGCTTGTCTATGAGGTTTTGTAAGTTTAACAACTGGAAGTACATTGCTATCGAGAATATCAGCAAATACCTGACAATTTCCTATTGGAGTAAGCTGCTGAACATCACCCATTATAATCACTTTAGCACCTGTTGGAATAGCTTCTAATAATGAAAGAAACAGTGTACCATTTATCATTGTTGCTTCATCAATCAGAACAATATCAACTGCTAATTTATTTTCTTTGTTGAACATAAACTCACCATTCTGATATCCTAATGCTCTATGAATTGTACTTGCTGGTAATCCAGTTGCTTCTGTAATTCTCACACTTGCTTTACCAGATAATGCACAAGCTAAAATATTGTAATCGTCATATAATGAACAAATACCATTGGCTGTGCTGGTTTTTCCTGCACCAGCCAGACCAGTCAAAGCAATAACATGATTATCAAGACTCAATTTGATAACAGCTCTCTGTTCTTCTGTAAAATAAAAACCCTGCTTTTCTTCTACTTTTTTAACAATTGATTCCCAATTACCAATATTAAATGACTTTGGAATATAATCATCGTGAATACTTACCTCATCCGAGTCATTTTCCACTACTTTCACAAGTCCAATCTGAAGTCTCATGAGTTCTTTCATTATGTTATTCTCCAAATTGTAAAACTTTTTAAGTGCAATTTTCGATCCATTATCAAGTACAACTACATCTTCATTATCAATCATTTGTCTTGCAGTAGCATTTACAACCTCTTCTGGTACAAATCCCAAAGTATCATACAATGCTTTCATAAGTTCCTGATAATTAAGATAACTCTTACCTGCTTCTCCTTGGTCATTTAAGTGATGTAATAAAAATCCTTTGATCCGTCTAATGTCATACTGACCAATTCCTACTTTACAAGCAACTTCATCTGCCTTCTTGAATCCTACACCATCCACACGCACTAAATCGTATGGATTATTTCTCACAATATCAATTACTGTATCTGGTGAATGATAAAAATCTACTAATTTTTTAATGAATGTATGAGTCAATCCCAACTGTCCAAGTTCCATGTAAATAGAACTATAATCTTTTGATTCTTCGTATTCATCAATCATTTTTAAAGCTACCTGATTACCAATACCTTTGATTTTCATAAGAGATTTTACATCTCTATTCTCCAAAAGCTGAATCACATCGTCATATTCATCAAATAACTTATCAACAAGATTCTCATTCAATACATTTTTGAGAAATTCTTTTTGCTTATCCTTACTTGAAATATCAATACATTTACTCATGTAAATTATTTCATATGTAGCACCATATAATTCATGAACATCGGCTAATTTTGCATATATTTTGTATGTTGTTCCATATACGGTATGTGGACAAATACCTTTTAGCTTAATTACCTGCTCATTATATTCTGTATTTTCTATTTTTTTTGTTATGAGAGCTTTAAATATTCCAAATTCTCCACTCTTAATTTCTTTTGCATATTTTGGAAATATAATGTGTTCCAAAGTACATTCAAATTTTAAAATCTTTTCCTCTTCCACTAACATACCTCACAATCCGTTAGAAGCGAATTTCCTTTACCATACTTTCTATAAACAATGTCATATTGAGTAATTACATCATATTCTTTGTCTATATCAGCAACTACAATGTTTTTTCCTTCATCGTCCTTACCTACAATCTTCATACCAAATTGTTTCTCTGAGTTTTTAACATCAATGATGTCACCATCCTGCAAAGGAAGAATTTTAAATATCTCTTTCTTAATCTTCCTATACTGAATTTCTCCGTTTTCCATGTTATAAAGAATTAGATTTGGAGCGATGATATTTCGAGTATTTAGCACAAAATATCTATTAATAAGTTTTGAATCTTTATATCTTACTGTTCCAAACTTATTAACTTGCATTTCCATAATTTCATATGGATCAATGTGTTCATCTGGAATACAATCGAATATTTCTAAAAGAGCTTTCTTAGAGTTTAGATTGTTATAAGACTTTCCTGTTTTCGACAGTTCAGCATTAGAAATTACAATAGATTTGATGTTTTCATCAGAGAATTTTTTATTCAACGTAGTTACTGTCATTTTATCTTTTCCATATAACATAAGGAAATAATCTCTAAACAGTAACAACTTTTTTGTCTTTCCATAATTTGAACAACAATCTGCAATAAGATACTGTTCTAAAACTTTCTTCGTTATATTATTCTCCGAACACTTTTCCAAAAAGTCATAAAATGTAGGACTCTCACACATACATTTGAATAAAATATTTGGCGTTTCGTCTACTTTTTCTTCATCTTTGGTTAAAAACATCTCGATTCGTTTCTTTGCTTCATTGATGTAATACTCTTTGTCTAAATATTCAGGAATTTTCTTTTCATGAATATCTTCATTATTTATAAATAAATGAGTAGGTGTATTTGCAAACTGTTCATATGATTTAACACCTTTTTCAACTTTCAATTTATAAATAGATCCATCTGATGTTCTTTTGCTGGCAAATACTCTATGTACTTTACCCTTTAATAATTCTCCATTTATTGAAGTAATCTTTCCATCTTTTGCAGCTACACCATTGCCATACCAAATCTCTTTGTATTTTGCAGACAATTTAATAACTTTTTGGAACTTGATATATTCTGTACATTCATTGATTGTTTGTTCAACTGGAATTCCAGATGCAAGGTAATTTCTAACTGCATCATTGAGAATAGGTAAATCATTATCAATAGGTTTATTGAATTTTACCATTGCACCTTTACATTCCAATTTACCATTCTTCATAACTGCAATGTAGTTATTTACATCCTTTTGAATTAACTTGGTGTATTCATCAATCTCAAATTCCATTTTAAGTCGTTTACCTACATCATTTGTGATTTCAATTACCTTATTCTTCATATCCTCATTCTCACAAAGAACGAAAATACCATCTGTATTTGTTTGTAATAATCTACAATAAGGTTCAAGCTTATCAATCAAATCAAGAATGAACATCTGTCCAAATATACAAGTCAAATTAGCCATTAACGGATCATAAGATGGATTATTTCTATCTTTTCCTGCTCCATATACACCATTTATCATAGGTTTTAATGCCTTATTCTTGGAATTACCTTCGGCTTTAAGTTTCAATCTGAAATTTCTCATCTGCTTAAAGTCATCAGGATTCTTGAATTTTCTACTCAATAAACCATATTCAATATCAGTAGTCGGATACATGGATGCAACGTCAGCATGAAGAATAATTCCTTCAAATACAGATTGTTTATCATCTGCTCCATGACAGCCTCCCCATGCGAATACATGAGGAATACCTGCAACATTACAACATAACTGATTATTATGTTGTTGATCATCAGAATGTAAATGTTCTTTATATCTCCAATTCTTAGGATTGAGATACCATTCTGGAATAAATTTATATTTATCTGATAATTGGATTGTTTCAGGAAGACGAATATCAAATTCATCATCGAGAGTGTGCTGGTTCACAGCATTTAGAATTTTTGGAGAAACTGCCAACTGAACTTTTGTTTTTGTGAAGTATGACATATCAAGTCCATATAACTCGATAATATCTAATTGACCTTCAAAATCATCCCAACAATAATCAAGTACACGCAAAACCTCAATTACATCATGTCTGTTGTAATATAATGTCTGTCGTATTTCTTCATCTGTCAATGGTCTATCAATATTGAAGTCTACTTCTGTTTCTCTAATGTCATCACCCATAAATGCTTCCAATTGCTTCAATGATTTATCTTTCAGAATGGCATCATAATCATTTAATGGATAATTTTTAGCATTTTTAACTACCTGAAAAGGTTTCTTTCCTTCTTTGATGAGTTTATCATTCACATATCCGACATTCATTCCATCAAGAATACCTTTAAAAATTCCTGTATCATATTGTCTGCCGTTATATGAGATAAAAATATCATCCTTATGTTTGTTATAGAAATCTATAAGTTCATCTCTGTTATTTACAATTACGATTTCATTTGACCTGTCTTCGTAATTGATAAATGTGACACAAAACCAACCTCCTCCTGGTATAGCCGAGTACACCTCGAAGTCATATCCGAAAATTTTACTTTTGTCTATTATTTAGACCACCCCTTTCTCATATTCCCAAATGTAACCTCCGGCACTTTTGTATCTTCCAGATAAACAATTTGAGATTGAAGTAATTTTTGTTTCGTTTTGTGCTTCTTTAATGCTGTTGAATCTTTTGATTATATTTCCATTTTTATCTTTTTGAATAATTGGTTTTGTGTTTAATTTTCTTCCATCAATAAATTCTATAGCATTTAGATCTCTTTTCTCATCTTCAAACATCCATCTAAATTTACCTGCTGTTCCACGTAAATCTATACAAACTTTCGATATATTACATATTGATATATTCAGTTCATTGCCTGCATCAGTAGCAGAATTCCATCTTTTAATTACTTTCCATGATTTATACAATTGTAAAACTGGTTTATTATTACTTATTCTTGTCATTTCTTTTGTATATTCAGAACATTTCTTTCCATAGTTAGGATTTTTACATCCTTTATAACTTGGACGATTCTTGCTCATTTTCATTCTTGCTTCTACTGAATGTTTTTTACAATACATTGGATTATTTTTACCACTTACATCTGCATGATTCTTACTCATTTTCATTCTAGTGGCTTTGTTTGGTTTTCCATTACTTCCACCAGATTGTAAATTATATCCACATTCTGATTTTGTTGTATAATATTTTTGTATCAATTCTTTCTCAATTATATCTGCGGTTTCTTTATTCAAACCATCAATTAACACAATATGTTCAAAATTATTCCATCCATACTTTTGAATAGCATTGTAAAAATATGGACATTTTTGATAATTTAATCCATTCTTATATCTATTTTCCACATTGTCTTCACCAGTTTGACCTATATAAAGTTTTCCATTTATTTTGTTTATATGGACATATATTTTATATATTTAAACCACCGCCTTATCCGAAAAATCCTTGTACTTTGTCACTTTTATAAAACATCCAATCTTCAATTAACACTTGAGCAGCTTTACCAGATTTATAATCAATCGAAAATCTACCGACAATATCAAATTCAAAGTTATCTCCAATGGAAATGATCTCTTTGTATAAGGAAGCTAGTGAACTACCTTTTGTTTGCTTTACAAATTTGATATTGTGATATGTAAATTCAATCTTATTCTGTTTTGAACCCAATAGATAAAGATTATATTTATTACACGGAATATTCTTAATAAGAAAGATAGGTTCACTCACTGTGTTACCCCAAATCGCATCCCATTTTGCAACATTTTTAATGATTTGATCATGAATCTGATTTGCATCATACACGTTATATACATGATATGTTGGCTCATCAATCTTTCGCATTGTAGAGAGCAATAAGAACAGTTTATTTGTGTTTTCAAAATTAATCTCACATCCAAATGCCCCTGGATGACCTTCTACCTTATTGAATAATCCTGTATCTTTACACCATTGATTAAAGTCTAATATTTCACATTTATCACTACCACGACCACTTCCTTTACAAATATCACCTTTTCGTCTCATCAACAAACATGGTCTTTGATACTGATCAGCAAGTCTATTAGCAATAAGACCTGTCGAATTACTATCAACATCGTTTCTTGCATTACACACAAGAATAGGTAATTTGTCCATATTAAACTTTTTAATTTCCTCAGATAAAACAGCAGCACTTTCCTCTGTTATTTTTTTCTGTTTTCTATTTGATGATTGGCAAGCCTTTAGAACGTATTCTTGAATAGTCATATTGACTACACCTTTTCCTCGTACTTTTCTGTCAAGCATCTCATCTGAATTACATAATGCTTCAAACATATAACACTTATCTTCATATTCTCCCAATCGAATCATTGAGTTCATAAGAGGACATACATAAAATCCAATTCCGTTTATTGTGATTTTATTATTCATTGAATACATTTGAGCATTTACTAGAACAGATATAAGTTTATTTTTATTAACTTTATTTCGTATCTGTTCCAATCCTTTTAGAATTAGATATCTTGTCTGAAGATTAACTGTATCAGCTCTATCTCCAATCATTCCCAATGCAACTAAATCCAAATAATCATCTGCATAATCGACTCCATAATATTTATCCAATAATTTTGTAAACTTATATGTAATGCCAACACCAGTCATAGCTTTGTCGGTTATTCTATACGAAAGTTGATTATTTACAACTATTGCAGGATTATCACTTGCATCAATACTATGATGATCCAAAATAATTACATCTTTTCCACTTTCTATAAGTTTTTCACACTCCTTAGAATCTCCTGAACCTGCATCTGGAACAATAACAAGCTTTGAATCATCTTCACACATACTATCCACAAATTCAGATAATCCATGAATTTTACCTTTGTGAATAAAACATCTAACTTCAATGTCAGGATTTAATCTTTTTATATACTGATAAATATTGGATGCTGATGTAAATCCATCAACATCACAATCCACTAATAAATCTATCACACTTTTATTTTCAATATGTTTTACAAACACATCTCTTGCTTTCTCAATATTATCAAAGAGCAATTCACTCTCTGTATTTTTAACAGTAGGATTCAGGAAGGAGTTTATATCTTTGATACCTTTTAATTTCAAAATATCTTCCAACTCATTTCCGAACCTTACGTGACCTAATACATCGTATTTGAAACTCAAATCTACACTCCTTCCTTATTGATTAGTTCCTACATATATTTTATTCTCCATTAGTTGAAGTAAAGTTTCTTTTCCTCTATCTGTTGGACTATCCTTATATTCAAGTAAATCATTTGTGTCCCAAAGAACCGAAACAGTTACAAACGGACTCAATTTGTCAACGATTTTATCTTTTATATGTTTAGCCCATTTTTTACATTCATCAGAATCAATAGTTTCATATTGCTTGTCCAATGCGACTATAACCTCTCTCACACCAAGCATTAAAATCATTCCTTTTTGATAATCGGTTAGATTACTTCCACATAACGCAACTGTAAAATTATCTTCTCCAAACATTGTGTCTGTCTGGAAAACAGATTTTTCAGCTTCTACTAGCATGATTTTTCTTTTCTTCTGAATGGCTTTAAGGTTATGATTTAATCCAAATAGATTCATTCCAAGTGAATGATTATAAAATCTTCTTCCAACTTTAAATGGAGTATATTTACCGAACAATTCAATATCTTCATCTATTAAGGATCTTCCACGAACTCCTATCAATTGATTATTCACATCAAAATGAGGGATTATAATTTTCTGTTGCCATGTAGAATAAAGAATATTGTATTTTTCCATAGTCTCTATGGATATTCCCTCTTTAATCCATTCGTCTGTGTACATCTTTTGAAATATATTCAAAACACTTTTATCATATGGAACTAATGGTTTTTCTTTGGCTTCTTTTTTACTACTCTTCTTATACTTCCTAATGAATTCCCAATCAGATATTTGTTCTTGTTTTCCGAATCCATATTCACAATTATCAAGATTAAGCTTTACACATATCCAATTAATTGCTTTTTGAAATTCTTCTTGTTCATAATCTTTATATCCCATTACTACACCAATAATGTCCAACTGACCACATTCTGTATAGCAATGGAAAGACATTGAATCTTTATAATAATACAATTTAGGCTTTGTACCATGATGACATATGGTATCTGTAATCCACATATCATCATCTTCATAATAGAAAGTCGCTCCCATTTCTATGAGCAACTTTCTAATATCTTCTTCTTTTAACTTCTCTTTTAATTCTTGGGCGGTCATCGTATACCTCCCTACTTAGATACCTTTGATAATTCTGTCGCTAAATCTGAACCTGAAACATCTACATCTGTTTCAATAATTCCAACATTACCTACGTCATCGAGCTTAAAATCAATAAGTGTTTGTTCAATATCGGTTATGAGTTCATAATTGTAATCTGTTACAAAACAATCAACTTCTCTCATAGTTCCCATATTAAGCTTTGTCCAAATAATAATTGTCTTCCACTTACCACCACGATTTTTGAAAATATAATAAGACATATTTGGTACAAGCTTTCCAAAACTTCCGTCACTTTCAAGAATAGGTTTAAGTTTTTTTAAATCCTTATGAGTTACTGGTAATGCTAAAATACCGCCATCAGCTTTCTCAATGATAGCTTTAGAACCTTTTAATGCACCTGCATCTTTATTATTCTCTTCTTTGTAATTATCATTTAACTGTGTTGCTGAACCTAAATATATACCAAACTTATTACATACTGACTTCAACGCTGCACTAAACAAGAAAAGAATCTGATCTGTTCTAAGTCTTGTATATGTTTTGTTGTAATAATACTCATATAACGAAGGGGAATCGTTGATATAGTCAAAGAAACAAGCGACTATTCCATGATTTAAGATGTATTTTTCAATTGTTTCAGAAATGAGGTCTATTGTAAAATCAGGCATATATTCAACATAATATTCATATGTTTCAATATATTTTGCTGATTCTTCAAGAATTTTTTCTTCTTCTGGTGTAATGTCATCCCACGTTTCAATTCTATCCTGTTCAATACCACTTACATGAGCTAAGATAATGTCTTGAATTTCGTCTTTTTCCAACTCTGTAGAAATAAACAATACTGGTTGACTCTCACCTGTTGATATCCATTCCTTTTTACTCCAATCGTATATTCTGTCGGATACCATATTACATCCATCAGCTAATGAACTTCTTGACTTTCCACCACCTGATACAGAACTTCTTAATATGTATTTCTTAGGACGCATACCTCTGTATACAGTTGTTAAATATCCAGATTGAAATGGATAACCATATACATTCTGTTGTTCCTTATGTTCTCTTAATCTGTCTGTAATTCCATCTCCTGCTTTGAATGAATAGTTATCACCAAACATATTCTTCCACATAGATTTGAAATCCATAAATTTGTTATTTATTTCATTAAGAACATCAATACTTGTTAATTTATTAAATGCTTCGAGTTTTTCATCATCGTTTTCATCATATAGAAAACTAATATCCATCTTCAAAGATTCTACGGCATTTCTCACAATTGAATACTTACGAACATCATCATAATATTTACCGACATTCATAATTTTATCAGAAGACATTTCAATAGCTGATTCAATATATCCCCATCCATCATTATTCTTCCAAAGTGAAATAGCTGTATCAAACTGTGATATTTCATTTTCAATATCAATAGGTGTAATCTTTTCTACATTACCCTTTTTGGCAATGTTTACGATTGCTCCCCATATCATTTTATGAAAATTCTCAGGATAATCATTTGTATTTGTTGAATATTTTTCGTCCAGTACATATCTTGGATTCAAACAATAACACCCAAATAATAAGAAAATAGCCTTTTTATCTACCTGTTGATTAAAATTAATTTGAATCACCACCTTCTAACAAATTTCCCAAATCTATCAAAGATGCTGATTTTTTATTGGAATTCATAGAAGTACACTTTACAACTTTAGTCTTAACTTCCACATCTGACAATTTGTTGATTTGTTCTTTTAGTCTTTCTTGTTGTGAATAATAGTCTTTTGCTTCATCATAATAATGTTTTATTAACGCAACTCCATACTTTTCAATCAAGGACTTATTTAATATTTCTTTGCAGTACCAAAGTGTATAAGTCATAGCTGCATATGAATATCCGTATTCAGTTCTAAGTTCTTTAATCTGTTTGAGCATAAATCCTGTTGGTTTTTCCAACTCGTAGTTATTACAGATAAATTCAATCAACTGCTTATATTCAGTAGAATCTCTCTCAATTTTCTTAAAACACTCTTCACAGTATGTTTTTGAAGAGTGTATGTGTTTTTCTTCTGGTTGTAATTTTTTACCACAACCTTTACATGTTGATAATCTAGCCATATACACCTACTTTACAAAGAACAGGAGGGAAGAATCCCTCCCTTACTAAAAATTAATTAAGATTGTATTTCTTAACTAATTCTTCCAATTTGATTGTTACTACTTTTGCAACTTCAATTTGTGCAGGTGTAAGATCGTTAAATGTTTTAGGTGTACCATCTTCATTAGCACCAATCTCTGTCTTTAAGATGTACATCGCTTCATCTAATCTTCCATTATCTGACAATAATGCTCCATACGATAATCCTTTTGCTTTTACTTCATCGAATGATTCTCCTTCATCGAGTTTTGTAATTAAGGATTCATCTTTTAACTCTTCGTTCTTATATCTATTCTCAAATACTTTATCAAGATTAGATTTTAATTCTCCAATGTGCATTATATCAGGTAATCCAAATTTATCCTTTAAATCTGGATATGTATCTGATTTCTTAAATGTAATTAATCTATCAGAGGTTAATGGTGTTTTTGATTTATTATCAAGTTTCACACAACCAACC